TAGAACAATTATACGAAGAATTACCAAAGTATTCTAAACAAAAAATAGAAGACACCGCACTCCAATTATTTAATTGGTATTTAAATGGTATTTCTACAGCAAAAATTTAATTTTTATAAATAAATAAAAAATATATACAAAATCAAGGAGATTTCCTATCTATGACTATTGAAAATTCAACAAATGCTTTACTTGAGGCTGCGCAAGATATTTTGGCCAAAAGTAAATCCGAGGCTCCTTCTATGCCACCTCAAAAGCTTGCCGGAGAAATTCAAGATTTAGGTGGTCCTACTCCTGAAAATTCCCGTCCAACTGACGATTCAAATAAATTAAAGATTAATCCTAAAGATTATTCTAAGAAAAATAAAGCCGATGTAGCATCTAAACCTTCTGATGCTTCAACAAAAACCGAATCCGCTGAATATAATTCTGATATTTCTATGTTATTTGCCAATGCAGAAATTTCAGAAGAATTTAAGACTAAGGCTACTACTATTTTTGAGGCCCGTGTTCTGGATAAAGTTAATACCATTAAAGAACAATTAGAAGAAGAATATGCTTCTATGCTGGAAGAAGCTGTTTCTCAAATTAAAGAAGAATTAACTACCAAAGTAGACGACTATTTATCTTATGTTGTCGAACAATGGTTAGAAGATAATTCACTAGCCGTAGAATCTGGTCTTCGTGCAGAAATCACAGAAGATTTTATTTTAGGTCTAAAGAATCTATTTGTTGAGCATTATATTGAAGTTCCTACCGATAAAGTTGATTTAGTTGATGAATTGGCTTCTAAGGTAGAAGAACTAGAAACAAAACTAGATGAAGAAATTCAATCTGGAATTGAAATGCGTAAGCAATTAGTTGAATCTCGTAAAGAGAATTTAATTCATGCCGTATGTGAAGGACTCACCGATACTCAAGTTGAAAAAATTAAGTCGCTTGCAGAGAGCATTAATTATTCCACAGAGGAAGAATACATTGAAAAACTTGAAACAATTCGTGAGAATTACTTTCCCACTTCAGTAAAGAAAGTTACCGAAACTCATCTTAATGAACAATGGGAAGACGATACCAATAAAACAAATACTACTTATGTAGATCCATTTGTTGCTGCGGTATCTCAAGCAATTTCTAAAACAAAAATTTAATTAAAATTGGAGAACAATTTAATGTATCTTTCCGAAAATCTACAAACTAAGTGGGCTGGTGTACTAGATCATCCTGATTTGCCTGCTATTAAAGATCCTTATCGTAAGGCTGTTACTGCTATTATCCTAGAAAACCAAGCGGTAGAAATGCAAAAGTCTGGGCAAATGTTGAACGAAGCGGCTCCTACTAATGCTGTTGGTACTGGTGGTTATAGTTATGGTTCTACTGCTACTGGTCCAGTAGCCGGTTTTGATCCTATTCTAATCTCTTTGGTTCGTCGGTCATTACCTAATCTTATTGCCTATGATGTCTGTGGCGTACAACCTATGACGGGTCCAGTAGGACTTATCTTTGCCATGCGTTCTACTTACAATTCTCAAACTGTTAGTGGAAACGAAGCTTTCTATAATGAAGCCAATACTGGTTTCTCTGGTGATAAGTCTGAACAATATGCCCTAGCCATGGAAACCACAACTTCTAGCGGTAATACTTTTGCCGTGGCTAATGTTGCTCCCGGTGCTGGTATGCCTACCGCTACTGCTGAGGCTCTTGGTAGTTCTGGATCTCCTGCCTTCTCTGAAATGGGTTTCTCTATCGAAAAGGTTTCTGTAACTGCCAAAACTCGTGCATTGAAAGCCGAATATTCCATGGAAATGGCACAGGATCTAAAAGCCGTTCATGGTCTGGATGCCGAAACAGAACTTTCTAATATTTTAAGTTCTGAAATTTTGGCAGAAATTAACCGCGAAATTGTACGTACCATTTATCAAACTGCAAAGCAAGGTGCCCAAGTTGGTGTAACTACTACTGGTACTTTCAATCTTGATGTTGATTCCAATGGACGTTGGTTGGTAGAAAAAGTAAAGGGTCTGGCTTTCCAAGTAGAACGCGAAGCTAATTATATTGCCAAGACTACCCGTCGTGGAAAGGGCAATATCATGATTTGCTCTTCTGATGTTGCTAGTGCCTTTGCTATGGCTGGTCTGTTAGACTATCAATCTGCTCTACAAGGACAAGTCAATCTGACTGTTGATGATACTGGTAATACTTTTGCTGGTACCATGTTTGGTCGCGTTAAAGTCTATATTGATCCTTATTTCCCTGCTGGTTCTTCGAGTGAATTTGCCGTAGTTGGTTATAAAGGTTCTAATGCTTATGATGCTGGTCTGTTCTATTGTCCATACGTACCTCTACAAATGGTTCGTGCGGTTGATACCGGAACATTCCAACCTAAGATTGGATTCAAAACGCGCTATGGTCTAGTTGCTAATCCATTTGCCGAAGGTACTACCCAAGGTGTTGGTGCTTTAACTGCTAAGGCTAATCTATATTATCGTTC